GCAAGGCCAAGATCATCGAGGAGCTGCCGCTGCTCACTGATAAGCCAGACACCGCTTATCGCATGCTGAAGGCCCTGGAAGAGGCGGGTTTGATTGAGCTTTCCAGCACTTCGAACATCACGCTGTTCCGCCTGACCGAGAAGGCGATCGAGTGGAACCAGAAGCTGGATGGGTCGGAAAAATATCCGACCCCACCAAAGAACAAAGGTCGGAAAAAAATCCGATCTACCTCGGAAAAAAATCCGAGCAAGGTCGGAGAAAAATCCGAGGAAGGGTCGGAAAAATCTCCGACAAATCAGGATACCAATCATCAGGGTACTAATCAGGATACCAGTCAGGACTCGCAAGGCAGCCCGGACAAGCCGGCCCGCAATCTGGTTCTGGTGGTTGATCGCACCGATGCGCCACGGGTTGAGATTCCTGCCGACATGCCAGGCCCAAAAGACCAGTCCTGCAAAACCTTCAAGGTCTGGGCGAACTACGCCATGGCCTACCGCAAGCGCTACCACGGTGCTTGGCCGGTGTGGAACGCCAAGGTCGGCGGTCAGCTCGGCCAACTGGTCGACCGGCTCGGCGCCGATGTCGCCCACCACGTCGCCGCTCACTACCTGAAGACCAGCGACGCCGGCGTCCTGCGCAAGTGCCACAGCCTCAACGAACTGCTGGCCAACGCCGAGAGCTATCACACCCAGTGGGTGACCGGTCAGCGCATCAACGGGACAACGGCTCGCCAGATGGAACGCACTGAAGCGAACGTCTCCGCCGCCGAACAGGCCGCGCAAATGGTCTTGGCCAAGCGCCAAGCAGGGGAGCGCAATGAGTACCTTTGAAATGAACGATCAGCAGGTTGCCGGGCTTGCTGCAGCGATCTGCGCCACCGCCGAGGCCATGGGTCAGGAAATGAACCCAGGTACCGCGGCGATCATGGCCGAAGATCTCTGTGCTTACCCGGTGCAGGTGGTGAAGGCCGCGCTGAAGGCTTGCCGCTTCGAAGTGAAAGGCAAGTTGGCCATGGCTGACATCCTCCAGCGCGTCCAGGTTGCTGATGGTCGCCCGGGCAAGGACGAAGCATGGGCGATCGCCATGACCACGAATGACGAGTTTGAAACCGTGGTGCTGACTGACGAGATTCAACTCGCGCTGGCAGCCGCAAAACCTGTCCTCGATGCCGGCGACAAGGTAGGTGCGCGCATGGCTTTCAACAGCGCTTACGAGCGCCTGGTGGGGCAGGCTCGGGAGGACAATAAAAACGTCAATTGGCACGTGTCGGTCGGGTTCGATGCCAATCTCCGTACCCAGGCGATCAGCAAGGCTGTGCAGATGCAACGGATCCCACATGAGCGCGGGCAGTTGTACTTGGCCGACTTGAGTGTCGCGCCGGTTACAGAAGACGGCCGGGCGGTCGTTGCGCTGCTGACCGGTGAGTCTGCACGGCCTTCGCCAAAAATGCGGGAGAAGATCGCCGCGGTGAAGGATTCGATGCTGGCCATGCGCAAAGCATCGGCCGAGGAAAAAACAGAACTGCGAATTCTGGCAGCCAATGAGCTGGCGGATCGCCGGGCGCTGCTTATTCAGCAGGCCGAACAATTGGAAGCAAGGAGTGCGGCTCAATGAGCATCGATAAACAAAAACTCCAGAAGCTGCTGTGGAGTGAAGTCGCTTCCTGGAAGGCTGACTGCGGGGAGTGGAAGCAGAACGCTGAAGCGCTCGGCGAATTCCTTGGGGAGAAGACCGTGGAGGAGGTGGCGCTTGAGCTGCTGGCCGAGAACGAGCGACTGACACGGCAACTCGGCGAGTTGATCAACGGATTGCCGAACAAGGTGGCCACCCATGGCTGACAAAATCTCCGTGAACTGTCAGGCCAAGCTCTCCGAGGCCATCACGAAGCTTAGCGCCATGTACCGCGACAAGAAGTTCGTCGTGGTGTCGCTGCGCCCGGGTAAAGACCGCACGCTTGATCAAAACCGGCTGTGGTTCGCGATGTACAAACGCATCGCAGAGATGACCCAGATCGGCGATGAGGCCGACGCTCGCCGGTACTGCAAGTTGCACGTCGGCGTGCAGATCCTGCTGAACGAGGATGCCGGGTTTCAGGCTGAGTGGTACCGCGTCATGCGCCACCTCCCGTATGAGACGAAGCTGGCCATGATGGGCGGCTGCAAACTCTTCGGCCCGGACGGATTCCCGGTAACCAGTCTGTTCAACCGCGCACAGGGCGTGGCCTATACCTATCGCATCGTCACGCGCTTCTCTCAGCAGGGCGTGTACTTCGATGATCTGTTGAGCCAGGAGGCTGCATGACGATCGCAAGGAAGCAGCCGAAGCCGAAGAAATGTCGCGTCGATACCTGCAGGGCCTCATTCGTCCCGTCGCGGATGGGGCAGGCCGTATGCAGTCCGGCTTGTGCGGCAATTGATGCCCCGCGTCATCAAGAAAAAGCTCGCAAGGCGATCGACCAGTGCGAGCGCCGCGAGATCAAAGTCCGTAAGGAGAAACTGAAGAGTAGGGCGGATCACTTGCGCGAAGCTCAGGCCGCGGTGAACGAGTACGTCCGCCTGCGTGATGCGCACCTGCCGTGCATCAGCTGCGACTCGATGCCGAACGACAACGACCTGTTCACCGGTAGCCGCTGGGACGCAGGCCACTACCGATCTGTCGGTGCCTGCCCGGAGTTGCGTTTCGAGCCGCGGAACATTCACCGCCAGTGCGTGAAATGCAACCGCAACCTGTCCGGCAACGCGGTCGAGTACCGCATCCGGTTGGTGCTGCGCATCGGCGCCGAAACGGTGGCATGGCTCGAAGGGCCACATGAGCCCCGCAAGTACACCGTCGAAGAAATCAAAACCATCAAGACCGAATACCGGGCCAAGACCCGAGAACTGAAAAAGGGGCAGGCAGCATGAACTACCACAACGTGATTTCAGCAGTAGTCCGGTCCTTGGCCGTCGAGACCATCAACAGCTCGGGCGGCTGCAACGTCGAGCCGCGGGTTCAGGCCAGCAAGCTCAAAGGGCAGATATCCGGGAAGGATGCGGCGCTGTTGGCTGACTGCATCGTGCACAAGCTTCTGCACGCCCAGCTCGCCCCGCGACACTGGAACGCCTTGGTGGCGAAGTACAGCACGCACCGTGGCCGCAAGATCGATTCCATCGGGCGGCTGGTCGCCGTGGTGAAGACGCCGGCACCGCAGCGCTTCACTCAGCAGGCCGTTCTGGTTTGGGCGGTACCGCAACAGGTGAAAGGCATCCAGCGAGCGGTAATCCAGATCAAGGCACCGATGCACCGCGAGAACAAGGAAGAACGGCAGTGGGATTGGCGCAACGCGGCAGCAGATGCGGACATTGCCCGGGCCAACAAGCATGCGCGCGCCGTAGCAGAGGACAAGCCCGGCGAGATGATCGTCCTGGCCGATTCGAACTACGACATGACGAACTGGGATTCCCAAGGGCTGACAGAGCGCACTTACCAGCGCTGGAACAAGGCCATCAAGGAGAGTTTGGAGTCGCTTGTGAACGAGGCTCTGGTCGAGGCGCAACACATGCTTGAAGCGGTCGGCGTGCTAGAATGCGAGGCGGCATAAGATAGTCCATCAAAAGAGCTTGCAATGTCATGTCGCCATGTCGCATTATTCACTCATCCTGTCATTCCTGCGTGTGTAGGACTGACGAGTGAAACCCGGCCACTTCGCCGGGTTTTTTGTTTCTTGCTGGCATACTAAGCTCTCCTTTTTCAGGGAGAATTGAATGTCTACTTACACGCTAGAACTGGTTTCCGCATCTTCGATCAAAGAGGACGTTTCACCCCTGGCTGGGCATAAGGATCTTTGGCGAGTCACTTATGGTGTCTCGCTTGTTGCCTATTGCACAGAAAAAGGCCTGGCGGATCGTATTGCCCATGGCAACCTTTACCGGCCAACTATTAGCTCCACAGGAAATCTTTTTTCCTACCCTTCGAGCGATTTGCCGCGGGCGATTTGTGTTGGTACGACCAACACGCTGCTTCTTGAGGATGACAAGCGTAAGCGCGCAGTCTGACTACTCGCTTGAAGATTCTTGAATGAAGAAACCCGGCCACCGAGTCGGGTTTTTTATTGCCGGATGTGATGCTAAATTGCCAGCTCTCATGGGTAGGAAGGATCTGAGAGTGACGAGAGCTAATGGTTACATCATTGTGGAAAAAAACGGATCTTGGTTTGTAATGAACGAAGATTATGAAGTGGTCAGCCTTCACGGATCTTATGATGCGGCTGTGGCTGCAGCCGAGAAGCTGCCCCCTTGCCCGCCCAAAAAAGATCCGCCGAAGCCTAGTGGCTGTGATGATGGTTATGGGATGTAACTAAAGTACTGGAGCCCCGCCAAGTGCGGGGTTTTTTATGTCTCGGATTTACCTGTAGCCAGGACAACCCTCGGGAAGGCCTGGACGTCGATAGCCGGATAGTGCGACGTACGGAATCCACACCGGCAGCCCGTGCACTCTCTCACATGCTCCGGGGTGGGGCGTGATCCAAGCGAAGAGACCAGTGCAACAGGGTGCTGGCGTCATCAGGGTCTTTGGCTGGCGGCGTGGGAGGACACGCTTTGTCTCAATAGATCAAATTTTAAGCGGCGCAATGAGGTTGCTAGAAATATCTAGAAAATACTAGTAATTGGAGGGCGTGTGTGTTTTCATCGCGGTCCACAAAAACCGCTGAAGGAATGCAGCACATGGGAGCTCCAGCACCTCGCAAGAAAAATGCTCCAGCGCCGGCTAAAGGCGCTGATGCAATGGTAGCTAAGCAGTTGTCTGATCTGGCCAATCTCATCCAGCAGGGGGGCGTCGACTACACGCTCCAGAAGCAGGGTGATCGGATGGTATTTACCATCGATTCGCCAGATGGCACGCAGCGCATGATTCGCGAAGCGGACAGCATGACCGGGCTAGTTCGAGAAACCACAGAATTTGCTACGAAGCTTCCGCTTGTGCAGCGTCGCAAAGTAGTAAGGCAGCTGGCGGACGAGGGGCTGACACAGGTTGAGATCGCAAAACGGACCATGACTTCGCAAAAAACCGTTTCGAATGACATCGAAGTGTTACGGAAGCAAGGGCTGCTTTAACGGCTCGCTTCAACCAACCTCAAACCCAGGCAGTCGCCTGGGTTTTTTTATGGAAAAAACATGGATCCGACCGATTTCGGCCCAGGCACAGCCACCTGGCTGGGCGGAACGGGCACTGTATTGCTGGGCGGTTTTCTCTGGCTGCGCAAGTGGCTGTCCAGGGATGCGACCGACAGGGCAATGGACACCGCCGACATCGGCGTCGTCCGGCGCCTGAACGAGCTGCTCGACATCGAGCGTGAGGCCCGGAAAGAAGCTGAGGCCCGCGCGGATCAGTTCGCGAAGGAACGGAATGACCTGGTGGCGACAGTGGGGCGCCTGGAGGGCAAGATCGAAGCCCTGACCAGTCAGGTCGGTCAGCTCAATGAACGCGTAGCCGCGCAGAGCGATGAGATCGCCCGCCTGCGCGGAAAATTGGGAGGTGCTTCCTGATGGACAGATGCGCACTTGAATTCATCGCCCGCCGCTGGTGGCGCCGGGCGGAGGTGTGGATCATCGCCGCACTGCTGGTCACCGGCGGGGCGGTGCTGGGCTGGCAATCGGCGTTCTGGTCGATGGCCACAACCCAGGCCAACCAGGTGGCCGAGATCCGGGCCGCCTACGAGGCCGCCATGGCCGAGCGCGACAAGCGCCTGATGTGCTGACCAGTAAGCCCGAGAGCACCGCGACTGCCACCCAGGCCTGATGAGGCCCTTAATCGGGTATCGCCGTAGGCTCATCTCAAGGGCTCACGCGATGAGCAATCAAACGTGCTCGCCCGAGCGGTAAAACAGCGGGTAGTACGCCCTCAGAACATTCGAGATCGATTCGCCTCGCACTTTACAGATGACGCCCTTCGAGTGGTTGGGAATACACGCGTCTCTCTTCGCGCCGAGGAACTCATGTGCACCAGAGGCGAGAGGGATAAACTCCAGCCGCTCTACCTCATATTCCCTTTCCCGCAGAAATTTCTCTGCGGCTGCGTGCTGCTCTGTCGCCTCGGAAAGCTCCCCCGGATTTGTTAAGTCAGGGTGCTGGATAACAAAGGCCGATGCTACGTAGTGAGCGGCAGCATTGATGACTCGTTCGTCCTCAGCTTGTTGGTTGCTGTATTGCATAAATACTCCTCGCATTTCTGAATTTCATATCCTATTTACCAATACCGGCAACGAGCCATCATTTCAAGGTGTAGTGACGCATGAGTAGACCCATGCCGCCGGCCGATCTGCTCGAATCTCTATGGCTTACCTTGCGCCCGGCCACCGGTGTGTGGGATTGGGTGCAGAGCGAGATCCTTGCCGAAACCGGCAGCATCCATAACGAAGACCACACCCACCTGATCGACGCAGACATCCAGGTGATGTGGGCCTCGTCGTGTTTCGAGAAGCAAGGTCGAACGGTCCTGGGTCAGGCCGAGCGGGTGGCGTTCCGTGCCGGTGGCTGGCAGAAGGCCCGGATGGAGCAGCAGATGATGGATTGGTTCGGCGACATGCCGGCTTTCATCATTACCCTGGCTGCCGACTACTGCGCACAGTGTTCTGACGCTGACTTCTGCGCACTGGTCGAGCATGAGCTGTACCACATCGCTCAAGCAAAGGATAAGTACGGCGCACCCAAGTTCACCCAAGAAGGATTGCCCAAGCTTGAGATGCGCGGACACGACGTTGAAGAATTTGTCGGAGTGGTTCGCCGCTACGGTGCAAGCCCTGACGTTCAAGCGTTGGTGGGCGCAGCAAACAATCCTGCTGAGGTGGGGAAATTGAACATATCGAGGGCCTGCGGAACCTGTCTGCTCAAGTCGGCCTGATTCTGGACAGACTCTGGACGGATGAAAATCTATGGCAGCCCTTCAAAACGACGTGAAGGCCTTTATCGTTCAGGCCTTGGCGTGCTTCGACACGCCTTCGCAGGTTGTTGATGCCGTCCAAAAGGAATACGGGATATCGGTGACTCGCCAGCAGGTGGAGACGCACGACCCCACAAAGACTTCAGGGAAAGGCCTGGCCAAGCGCTGGGTGACGATGTTTGAAGATGCCCGCAAGCGCTTCCGCGAAGAAACCGCCGAGATTCCAATTGCCAACCGAGCGTTCCGGCTCCGCGCTATGAACCGGTTTGTCGAGCGGGCCGAGACAATGAAGAACATCGGCCTCGCAATGCAGATCCTCGAGCAGGCGGCCAAGGAAGTGGGAGACGTCTACGTCAATCGCAACCGGAAGGACGAGCCAGACGATGAGCCGGCAATCCCGACGCGCATCCAGGTCGACGTAGTGGATGCGAGGAAGCCGAATGCCGAGCCTTAATGTTCCGCAGTCGCAATTCCTTCTGTTGCCCCACAAGTTTCGCGCCTTTATTGCTGGATTCGGCTCCGGAAAGACCTGGGTCGGATGCTCAGCACTGAGCAAGCATTTCATGGAGTGGCCCGGCGTCAACGCTGGTTACTTCGCACCGACTTACCCGCAAATCCGAGACATCTTCTATCCCACGATGGAGGAGGTTGCATACGACTGGGGGCTGAAGACCAAGATCAACCAGGCGAACCATGAGGTTCACATTTACAGCGGCCGGCAGTATCGCGGCACTGTGATTTGCCGGTCGATGGAGAAGCCGCAGACCATCGTCGGCTTCAAGATCGGTCACGCATTGGTCGATGAGCTGGACGTGCTGACGTCGATCAAGGCGCAGCAGGCATGGCGCAAGATCATTGCCCGGATGCGTTACAACCTGCCCGGGCTGAAAAACGGCGTGGACGTAACCACGACGCCGGAGGGCTTCAAGTTCGTCTTCCTCCAGTTCGTGAAGCAGTTGCGCGACAAGCCAGCGCTGAAGGAGATGTACGGCCTGATCCAGGCCAGCACCTTCGACAACGAGTTGAACCTGCCTGACGACTACATCGCCTCTCTGATGGAGTCGTACCCCGAGCAGTTGATCCGCGCGTACCTAAATGGCCAGTTCGTCAACCTGACGTCGGGATCGATCTACCACGCCTACGACCGCAAGCTGAACCAGTGCTTCGATACTGTACAGCCTGGTGAGCCGCTGTTTATCGGCATGGACTTCAACGTCGGCAAGATGGCGGCGATCACTCACGTCAAACGAGATCAGGGTCTACCGCGCGCCGTGGATGAGCTGATGGATGGCTACGACACACCGGACATGATCCGTCGGATCAAAGAGCGGTACTGGGAACACACCGGCAACGACTACAAGAAGACCTGCGAGATCCGGATCTACCCGGACGCCTCCGGCGATTCGCGCAAGTCGGTCAATGCCAGCCTCACCGATATCGCCATGCTCAAGCAGGCTGGCTTCACAGTCATCGCGCCGGCGGCCAACCCGCCGGTGAAGGATCGGATCAACGCCATGAACGCCATGTTCTGCAATGCGCAGGGCGAGCGGCGTTACCTGGTTAATCCGTTTACATGTCCGACCTATGCCGATGGCCTGGAACAGCAGATCTGGGCGCCCAATGGCGAGCCAGATAAGAGCCAAGGAAACGACCACGCCAACGATGGCGGCGGTTACTTCATTCACCGCGAGTACCCGATCATCAAACCGGTCACCGCTATCAAAATGGGATACGCCCGATGAGCAACGACGTCTCCTTCAAGCGGGCGGACTACATCGAAGTGCTGGATCGTTGGGCAACCGTGCGCGATGTTTGCGCCGGTCAGCACCGCGTTGTTGACCGACTGCCGTACATCAATGGTCACGACAGGTCGCCGGAGAACGTAGACCGAAACAAGGCCTATCGCGAACGGGCGGTGTTCAAGAACGCCACCGGTCACACGCGCAATGGCTTGCTCGGTTTGGCGTTTCACAAAGACCCGACGCTGACAGTTGCCAAGAAGATGGAGTACTTGCAGGACAACGCCAACGGCTCCGGCGTGAGCATCTACCAGCACTCGCAAGGCACACTCGAAAAGGTGCTTGAGGCTGGGCGGCATGGTCTTTACGTCGACTATCACCAAGACGCCGGCACCGGTGGGCACTCTGTGATCCTGTCGTACTGCGCCGAAGACATCATCAACTGGCGCACGGGCATGGTGAACGGACACTGCGTGCTGACCCTGGTGGTGCTGCGCGAATCGCCGGAAATCGAAGACGGCTTCGGCTTCAAGGTGATCGAGCAGTACCGGGAACTGGCTCTTGAGGATGATGGCTTTGTCTGCCGTGTTTGGCGCCGGTCCGGGCCGAAAGGTGGCGGGCCACTGGCCGTTGTTGAGGAGTTCAGGCCTACAGGCACAGCCGGACGCTTGAAAGAGATTCCGTTCACCTTCGTCGGCGCGCAAAACAATGACCCAAGTATCGACGAGTCGCCGCTGTACGACATTGCGATGATCAATCTTGGTCACTATCGCAACAGCGCCGATTATGAAGACAGCGTCTTTTGGTGCGGCCAAGCCCAGCCTTGGATTTCCGGGCTGGATGAACAGTGGCGCGACTGGATGGAGAAGAACGGCGTTTACGTTGGCTCCCGCGCGCCGATGATGCTGCCTACCGGTGGCCAGTTCGGTTACGCCCAGCCACTGCCGAACACGCTGGTGAAGGAGGCCATGGCTGACAAGAACCAGATGATGATCGAGCTGGGCGCCCGCATGGTCGTAGCCTCTCTCTCGTCCAAGACGGCGACCGAAGCGCGTGGTGATCAATCTGCATCGACGTCGGTGCTCGCCGGCTGCGTGGCCAACGTCAGCGAGGCATACACCAGGGCGATTATGTGGTGCTGCACCTACATGGGCGTCGACGACGCAAAGGTTGCCTACCAGATCAACCAGGAATTCGTGGAGCTGACGGCAGATCCGCAAATGATCACCGCGCTGGTCGGACTCTGGCAAAACGGTGGATTCGCCAAAGCGGATCTTCGGGCATACCTGCGCAAGTTGGGCTTGATTGCGCCTGAGCGTACAGACCAGCAGATCGATGGCGAGCTTGCAGAGCAGGGCGACGGCTTGGGCCTGGACGATGAGGACAAAGTAGATGGCGGCAAACCAAGCAATCCTTGACGCTACGATTCGGCACGCTGTCTTCCTCGAGAAGCTGAAGGCCGGGGAGGTCGGCAAGTTCGCCCCGTTCCTGAAGGAGATCGACCGCTCGATACGCGACCGGCTCACCCAGTCGGATCTGACCGAGTACAACGTGAAGCGGTTGGAGGCGCTGCTGAAAGAGGTCGACAGCCTATTGCTAGGCATCTTCGACCGCTACAGCGCACAACTGAACCTCGACCTGATCGACATCGCCAATTACGAGGCTGAGTTTGAAGCGTCGAGCCTGGTCCGGTCAGCGCCGGTTGGTGTCTCGTTGGATGTGGTCGCGCCAACGGCAGCGGCTATCCGCACGGCGGTGCTGACCAACCCCCTCAGTGTGCGCGGCACCGGCGGCGGCAAGCTGCTGAAGTCGTTCATCAAGGGCTGGACCAGTGCCGAGCGCGAGCGCGTCACCGGCGCGATTCGACAGGGTTTCTTCGAGGGGCAGACGAACTTCCAGATCATCCGCAACATTCGCGGAACAAAGTCGGCCCGCTACAAGGACGGCATTCTCGCCACCACCAACCGCAATGCCAGCACGGTCGTGCACACCGCAATTCAACATGTATCATCTCAGGCGCGTATGGAGGTGGCCAAGACCAACACCGACATCGTATCTGAAGTCGAGATGGTCGCGACGCTGGACAGCAAGACCAGCCAGCAGTGCAGGTCGATGGATAAGCGGCGGTTCCCGGTCGATTCCGGCCCGCGGCCGCCGTTTCACCCCAATTGCCGCACCACGTTCGTCTTGCTGACCAAGCTCAGCGAGATGTTCTCCGAGGGCGCTACCCGGGCTTCCGTGGGCGCAGATGGAGCAGGGCAGGTCAGTGCTAGCCTCGACTATTACCACTGGCTTCAGCAGCAGCCGGCGTCGTTTCAGAATGTGGCAATCGGGCCGGTGCGGGCAAAGCTGTTTCGCGAGGGTGGCCTGAGTGTTGAGCGCTTCGCGGAGCTGCAACTCGATCGGAACTTCGCGTCGCTGACTTTGTTGCAGATGAAAGGCTTGGAGCCCTTGGCATTTGAAAGGGCGGGTTTGGCTTGAAATAGCTATTCGCTTCGTTAAGGTGTCTTTGACATAAACAGGGAGTTACACATGCACCTTACCAAGCCAGACATTCCATATTTGACCAGCGAGATCATCGGCACTGATGAAGGTTGTGGGATTTTCATTCCCGCGAACCGAATGCTTTATCAGTTTGTGAGAGATAACCCGAGCAATACTGACAAGGCTCAGATTGCGTCTAAGGCATTGATCATTGGACGAAGTCTCTCTGCATCTGCAGAGCGGCGCACACCTAGCGAAGTGGACCCTGTCACTGGTACAGCTAATTTCTACGACCTATTGGGGCAGACCATTGCCGACTCGATGGTCGGAGAGTTGCTCGATATGCTGGATGAGGATCAGGAACTCACTCCGATGTTGCTTGGCGACGTTGTAAAGACCCATGCTTTTCTATGCGATGCAGTCACCAAAATAACTGAAAAAGATTGCAGCAGTTTCTCTTCAAAATATCTTCATTTTCATCGCCCAAAGCTGTTTCCGATGATGGATTCTAGAGCTCGAACGGCTTTGAAATGGGTGGCAGATGAGCAAGATTGGGTTTTCGCACATACAACTGCAGGGCAATCTAAAAACTACAGAGTTTACGTGGATCACTTCCTGCGAGCTCGCCAGCTTTTCGAAGATTACCTGGAGCGACCATTAAGCTTGAGAGAGATGGACAACATCCTTCTGAACCGATTCGACTTATACATTTGACGATCATGAATCTAACCCGCTTCGGCGGGTTTTTTTATGCCTGCAAAGCGGGCAACACCTACCCAGGGGCGTACCAACGTGGCAGAAGAAAACGAAATCGACCTAGACGATCCGGCAATCAAGGCCGCTATCGCGACTGCTGTTGAGGCCTCCGTATCTGGTCTGAAAACCAAGAACTCCGAATTGCTGGGCAAGCTTAAGGAAACCAACGGCAAGCTCAGCCAGTTCGAAACTCAGTTCGAGGGCATCGACATCGACGCAGTCAAAGGCTTGCTCAGCCGGGCCGGCCAGGACGAAGAAACCAAGCTGCTGACCGAGGGCAAGGTGGACGAGGTGTTCAATCGTCGTACCGAGCGTTTGCGTGGCGACTACGACAAGCAGTTGAAGACTGTCACCGCGCGGGCTGAGAAGGCCGAAGCATTCGCTGCCAAGTTTCAGGGCAAAGTCCTGGGCGATTCGGTGCGCGGTGCTGCACTGAAAGCCGGCGCACTGCCGGAAGCAACCGACGACATCATCCTGCGCGCCAAAGGCGTGTTCTCGCTTAACGAAGAGGGTGAAGCGGTCGCCGTTGATGAATCCGGCCAGGTCATCCTCGGCAAGGACGGCAAGACCCCTCTGACTCCGCTCGAATGGGCGGAATCACTGCGCGAAAGCGCACCTCATCTGTGGCCAAGGGCTTCAGGGACACAAGCCCCGGGCGGGGGCAGCGGCCAGGCTGCATTCAAGCGCTCCGAAATGACTGCCGAGCAAAAGCGCGACTACCAGCGCAAGCACGGCCAAACCGCATACCTGCAATTGCCCAAGTAAGGGGATTCACCCATGGCAACGACTGTGAGCAGCGACCTGATCATCTATAACGATGAGGCGCAAACCGCATACCTGGAGCGTGTCCAGGACAACCTCGACGTATTCAACGCATCGTCCAACGGCGCGATCGTACTCGACAACGAACTGATCGAAGGCGACTTCCGCAAGCGCTCTTTCTACAAGATCGGCGGCTCGCTGGAGCATCGCGACATCAACTCCACCGGCAAGGTGACCGCGAAGAAGATCGGCGCGGGCGAAGCTGTTGGCGTCAAGGCACCGTGGAAGTACGGCCCGTACCAGACCACCGAAGAGGCCTTCAAACGTCGCGGTCGTCCGGTCGACGAGTTCTCCCAGATCATCGGTGCCGACGTTGCCGACGCCACTCTGGAAGGTTTCATCCAGTACGCGACTGCTGCACTGCGCGCTTCGATCAGCTCCAACTCTGACATGGTGGTTTCGGCCAACATCGAGACCGACGGCAAGAAGACCCTGACCCGCGGCATGCGCAAGTTCGGTGACAAGTTCGGCCGCATCGCGCTGTGGGTCATGCACTCCAGTGCTTACTTCGACATCGTCGACGAGGCGATCGCGAACAAGGTCTACGAAGAGGCGGGTGTTGTCATCTACGGCGGCCTGCCAGGCACTCTCGGCAAGCCGGTGCTGGTCACTGACACCGCCCCGGCCGATGTGATTTTCGGCCTGCTGCCAAACGCTGTTGTGATCACAGAGTCGCAGGCGCCGGGCTTCCGTTCGTACGCGGTGAACGACGAAGAGAACCTGGGTATCGGCTACCGCGCTGAAGGCACCGTCAACATCGATGTTCTCGGCTACAGCTGGAAGGAAACCGCTGGTGGTGCGAACCCTACGCTTGCCGCTGTGGGTTCGGCTGCGAATTGGGTAAAGCACTCCAACAGCAACAAAGTGACTGCTGGCGTGCTGATCACCCTGACCACCACGCTACCAGCCGGCGGCTGATACTGGCCCTGACAGCGGCCAGCAGTGGCCGCTACGGAGACTTTTATGGAACTGGTTTACTCCACTCAGAATTCGGATTTCGATCCGGAAAAGCGGTACCGCAATCCAGCGCACTTTGATCGGCCTGAAGCGGGTGTGACACACGCGGTTGTGATTGGCGATTGGCCGAAGGTGGTCGACGCTTATGAGGCGCTTGGCGTTGAGGTCTTGGTGACGAAGCCTTTGATCAGCGAACCGGTTGATTTAGGTGGCGCTGCGGTCATTGCCAGCCTTGAGCAGGACAACGCCACGCTGCGCGCCGAGCGCGACGGCATCCTGCGACTGATCGAAGCCGCCGAGGGGCAATCGGAGCTGGAACACCCGGGCGCAGGCGAACTGCCGATCCGCTTGTTCGGTGCGCTGAAAGCCATTCATGATGGTTTCGAAACCCTTACGGGCGAACGTGACAACTTGGCGGGCGAGGTTGAATCTCTCCGCGCTGAAGTCGAACGCCTGAAGGCGGCAGCGGAACCGGTCGACAATGCTGAGAAGATCGCTGGTCTCAAAGCGAAGCTCGACGCCGCCAATGTGCCGTATCGAGCGAATGCTTCGGTTGAGTCGCTGGAAAAGGCGGTCTCTGAGCTTCCGAACGCGTAATAATCCGGGTGCCCGGTAACGTGGCATCCGATCCAGAACATCACAGCGAGCTGATTCATGACTCTCATCATCGAGGACGGTACCGGCAAGCCTGACGCCGAAAGCTACGCATCCGCCGAGGACTTGGCCATGTACGCCGTGAAGTTCGGCGTGACCATCCCGGCAGATGTTCCTGCACAGGAAGCGCTGCTGCGCCGGGCCGCGCTGGCGATGGACGGCATGACGTGGAAGGGGCGAAAGTCCAACAGCGAGCAGGCGCTGTCCTGGCCGCGCCGAGGCGTCGAGCTGGATTACGAGATCAAACCCGACAACTACCTGCCGGCGCGAATCCAGTACGGCCAAATGGCGCTGGCCGCCGAGATCCTCACCGACGACGTCGACCCGATCGAGAAGCGCAAAGGCGCTGTAACGCTTGAGCGTGTCGAAGGCGCGGTGACTCGCGAGTATGCGACGATCCCAAACACCAGCGGCCGACTTTTGCCGGCGGCGCCGGACCGGCCGAGCGCAACACAGTTTGCTGACTATCTGCAACGTCGCGGGTTGTTCGCTGTAAGGGCTTAGCTAGATTTCCTGCATTTTTCGTACAAGAAGATCGCCAAATCGTTGAGAAATATCCTCTGCGCCCTTGGCGATGACATCTGCAATTTCTTGGGCTTTTAACAGGTCGAGAGGCTCAGATAAAGGCACGACTTCGGCCGCGGCATCTTCAGGATAACTAAAACCAGCCTCGCGCAATGCGGCGGCCAAAGCGGCACGCGCTGCGAATTTATCTTCAAGATTCAATGAGGCAATTTTTGCGATGGCAGCACGTAGGCTGGTGCTGATTTGTTGGTAATCCATGGCTCTTCCTTGGGCAGTTAAAAATGAACTTTTACGACGAAATGGCTGCGATTGCTATAGAAATGATCACAGAGTTCGGCCAGCCGGTGACCATTCGCGCAACGACTATCGGTGAGTACGACCCTGAAACGGGATCGGCACCGGCCGACAGTACCAAAGAGCAAACTGCCCAAGGCATCCTGCTCGACTTCACCGGTCAAGAATTCCAGAACAACAGCCTCATCAAGCAGGGCGACAAGAAGCTCAAGATCGCCGCACAGGGGCTGGAGTGGGGGCCTGAGTTACTGAACAAGGTCGTTGTCCAAGGTCGCACCTGGTCAATCGTTCCGCCCTTGAAAGAAATCAACCCGGCCGGCACGCCGATTCTCTACGAATTGCAGGTGAGGTCATGAGCAGGTACTCAGGCATCAACGGCAGTTTCGCCGAAAACATCCGACAGTTTGCCGAGCAGGCCCAAGCGGGGCTCGACGCCACCTTCCGCGAAATCGTGATCGAGATCGGCAGCAGCGTTATTCGGATGTCGCCGGTGGGTAACCCCGAAATCTGGGCCGCGAACGTGGCGCATCGTGCAACCAACAGCCGCGCCGCCGACGACTACGATTTCAAAGTCGCCGTGCGCAACACCCTCATCAATCTTGATGAGAACAATTTCACCAAGGCCGGGAAGCTCAAGCGCGGCATGAAGTACGCCAAGCCGCTGACAAAGACCGAGCGAGACCAGAACTTCAACGTGAATGGACTGGTTGCCGGCAAGGATTACGTCGGCGGCCGATTCCGCGGTAACTGGCAATTCTCGATTGGGGCGCCGGCTGAAGGTGAGCTTGATCAGGTCGATCCGGCCGGCGGCGTCACGCTGGCGAAGCTCAGGCTTCAGGTCGAGCAACTGACGATAGGGCAAACGGCGTACATCGTGAACAACCTGCCATATGCGGTGCCGATCGAGTACGGCCATTCTAAGCAGGCACCGGGCGGCATGGTGCGCATAACGCTCGCGCGGTTCCAGCAGATCGTCGACGAAGCCATCAGGAACAACCAGGTATGAGCCACAACATCATCGCTTCGATCTACGAGGCCAGATTGATTGCCTGGGCGAAAGCGCTGCCGGTGCCCATCAAGGTTGTCGTCGAGAACGAGACCTATGAGCCCGGAACTGGCGTCACCTACCTTCGAGCTTTCACTCTGCCGGGCGATACCGCAAGCGGCATGCTCGGCGGTGATCACAAGCTGTTCACCGGTGTGTTTCAAGTCAGCATCGTGACACCAGCGGGCAAGTATCGCGGCGTGGCGGGCGCGCTGGCTGACCAGATCGCCGCGTTGTTTCCGCTGTACGAGCGAATCACGAAGAATGCACTAACCGTGGTGACCATGACGCTAGTCGATCAGGGACCAGGTATCCCAGACGACACGACCTACACCGTTCCGGTTTCCTTCGCGTACCGCGCCGACACCAACTAATCCGCCCATTGGGCAAACCCAGAACCCGCCATTGAGCGGGTTTTGTCATTTCTGAAGAGAGGAAAACCCCATGGCCGGCATTCAAATGCCCAACGGCGCAACGTTCGAAATTGCTTCCGCCTATAGCGCAGCAATCCCATTCACCGCCCTGACCAATGCGAACCCGGCAGTGGCGACCGCGGCAGCGCACGGACTGGCCGAGGGCGACATCATTGCTCTCAGCTCTGGCTGGACTCGTCTGGACGGCCGCGCCGTGCAAGTCGGCGAGATTGCCAGCGGCACCTTTGCGCTCAATGGCGTGAACACCACGAACATTCAGCAGTATCCGGCCGGCTCGGGCGTCGGTGCCGCTCGCGAGGTGACGACCTTCACCGAGATCTCGAAAATCACCGAGCTCGGCTCGAGCGGCGGCGACCAGCAGTTTCTGACGTTCGGCTTCCTTGCTGACGATGATGACCGTCAGATGCCGACCACCAAGAACCCGATCACGCTGACCATCACGGTCGCCGACGATCCATCGCAGCCCTATGTCGATGTCTGCGAGGCGGCGGATGACGACAAGCAGGCCCGCGTTCTGCGACTGAACCTGCCGGGCGGTAGCCGCATCATCTACAACGGCTACGTCTCGATCACCTCGACACCAACCATGTCGCGAAACAACCTGATGACTCGCGTGATCAGTATCGCGCTAACCGGTCGCCCAACTCGTTACAGCGCCTCGGCGTAAGGAAGGCACATGGCAAAGTTCACACTCGCCCGGAATCCAACCTTCAAGCACGTCGTTATGCTGCCAACGGTAGGCGGCGATCCGGTCAGCGTTGAGTTCGAATTCAAATATCGCGATCGTACCGAACTGGCTGGGCTCTACGCGGAGTGGGGTGAGCGTCACAAGGCGCTCAAGGAGAAAGCGGAAGAGGCCGGCATTGAGCAGTTCACGGCTTTGCTGATTGATCTGCAGGTCGAGCAGTTGAAGGCGATTGTCGCCGGCTGGGATATCGCCGAAGAGTTCACCGACGAAAACCTGCGCATCCTGGTCAAATCAATCGCCGCCACGCCGGGCGCGGTGCTGGCCGCTTATTCCGATGCCTTCAGCAACGCACGCCTGGGAAACTCATAAGCGCCTCCCGCAAGCTGTACGAGCCGGGGCCGTCAGCCGAATCGCTGGCGGCCTTTGGCCTTTCTCTTCGTGACATACCCGATGAGATCTTTGAGGTCTGGCCTGATGTCTGGCAAGCCTTCAAGGTCTTCGAGGCCATGGGCACCCAGTGGCGTACAGGCGCGTGCGGCGCTACCGGACTCGATTACACGTCAATTCGCCATGTCGCCGGCTTTCTCGGGCTTACCCGGTCAGAGGTCGCCCACGTCTTTCCAGATATCCGCGTCATGGAAGCCGAAGCCCTGCGGGTGATGGCGGAACAGAGGGACAGTAAATGAGCACCACCTTCGCGTCCCTCGGCATTGAGGTGAACTCCTCGTCGGCATCCAAGGCGGCTGACGATCTCGACAAGCTAGTCGATTCGGCGGTCGATGCTGAAAAAGCCATTGATGATCTCGGCAAGTCGGGCGAAGGACTGGCCAACACTGGCAAGAAGATCAGCCAGGCCGAGAACGAGGCTGCTCAGGGCATCGACAAAGCCACGGGAGCCAAAGAGCGTCAGGTCGATGCCAGCCGCAAGGCCGGTGCAAGCGCGGCTAGTGAAATCGCAATCATCAGCCAGCTCGACAAGGCGATGTCCGGCAGCATCGGCAGCATGGAGCAACTGATCCAGGCTGAAGGCTTGCTGGAGCGCGCTCGCAAGGGCGGTCTCGTCACCATCGAGCAGCAGGAGTCCTATCAGGATCGGCTTGGCAAGGCATATGAGCGGATCGAGAAAGCTGAAGCCAAGGAAATGGCTCAGAAGCAGCGGCTGATCGATGCTGAAAACCGTCAGATCGAAGCGTTGAAGCGTACGGTCAACGGCATCGACCCGGTCACTGCGAAGCTGGCAAAGCTGGAGGCGCAGGAGAAAGCGCTCAACGATCTGTACAAGGCCGGCCAGATCGACGCGACTCGTTACGGTGAGTCGCTGGCGAAGATCGGTAAAGACCGTGACGGCCTGACCGCGACAGAAACTGCATTCGACAAGCTGAAGCTCGGTACCCGCCAGGCGCAAGAAAACGTGATGCAGTTGACCAATGCCCTGCAGTCTGGGGATTGGGGTAGTGGTGCGCGGGCTGTTGCTCAGTTGGGCGCTGGTGCGGGCGCGTCCGCCAAGAGCTTGGCCGCAGCACTGATTCCTGCCGGCTTGCTGGCTGGCGTCCTCGGCGCCTTGGGCTATGCCTACTTCGACGCACAGAAGCAGGCCCGCGAGTTCAACGTCGCCATCAATGGCGGATCGAACGATGCTGGGCAGAGCATTGCCAGTCTTAAGGTGATGGCTGACACCGCCGGGGCGATCACTGAGAACTTTGCGGGCGCTCGCGAGGCGGTGATTGCCCTGGCTTCCGGTGCCGCCAACAGCGGCCTCCAGATGCAGAACCTGGCTCAGGCCGCCGCAGCAATAGGTGAAGTGACAGGTAAGGGCGCTGGAGATATCGCCAAGTCGCTTGCGAATGCCGGAGACACCGCCACAGAAGCAGCGGAGAAGATCAGCGACCAGTATGGGCTGCTTACCTACGAGCAGTACCAGACGATCAAGGCGATTGATGATCAGGGCGACCATCAGCGAGCGCTGGACACCCTGAGTGAAGATCTCAATCAGTCGGCCCAGGAGCGCTTGAAGCATTACCGCGAATCTCTGTCCGATATCGAACGCGATTGGGATCGGGTGAAGGTGGCCATCAAGGGCGCTTACGCCGAAGTCCGATCAGAGATTTTCCCAGATCTGGCCAAGCAGATCGAAATCACCCAGCGCGTGTTGGATACCCGGAAGGGCGGCGGTGTCACAGGCGCGTTATCGAACGGATTGAGTTGGCTGAACTCTTCTTTGGGGCTGGGCGAGGGACAAAACGACGATTCGACGCCGGCGCTGGAGGCTAGGCTTGCAGGGCTGAAGGCTCGTTTGTCGGCAAGCGAAAACAACGCTGCCGCCACCGGTGAAGAGACTCGGGCGAACAAGGAATTGATCGCTGTCCAGAAGGAACTGCATAAGCAGATGGACAACCTCAATCCGCTTGCGAAGCGTGAGGATGCTTACAAAAAGCTCAACGATCAGTTCACGAAGCTCTATCAGAACGCTGACAAGACCAGCCAGAAATCGCCGCTGCTTGATGGCGTGAATTTCGATGGGAAGAAATTCTCTGGTGGAGCCTACGACAAGCTGCGCAAGGCGATTGACGACCAGAACAAGGATTCCAAGGCAGGCGCTGGCAGCGTTTATCTATCCGGTTTCAATGACTCGAAAAACGCGCTCAATGCCGTGCTCGCCGAGTACAAAAATGCTCAAAAGAATTTGGAGGCTTCGCAAAAGGCTGGGCTGATCTCGCAGGCTGATTATCTGCAAGCTCGCGAAGCCATGATCGGCAACGAGCGCGACGAGGTCACTGCTGCGTATGAGGCTGAGATCGCCGCACTGGAAGCAGCTAAGAGCAAGGCAGGTACATCGGCCGCGCAGCGCATCCAGCTTGACCAGAAAATCGCCGACGCCCGGGCTGCCATGGTCAAGGTGCAGCAGGATGCTGATACCGAACTGAGCGTGCTGGCGAAGAACGAAGAAGGTCGGCTGAAGAAGCAGACCGAGGCCGTCAATACCTACAGCAGCGCGCTGCAGCAACAAGTCAAAACTCTGCGTGAGCAGGGTCAGCGTGCGGCGGCGGGCATCGGCCTGGGTGATCGTCAGAGCGATCTGATGAGCCAGCAGAACGGCATCGACGATCGCTTCAATCAGCAGAAGCTGGATCTGGCGAACCAGTACGGCGATGGCTCGCGCGGCATGAGCCTCGACGAGTACACGCAGAAGCTGGCGGCGCTCAAGGCAACCCAGCAGGACCTGCACGACACGGTTCAAGCCAATTACGACGAGATGACGGCAGCCCAGGGCGACTGGAGTGCTGGAGCATCGTCGGCGTGGCAGAACTATCTGGAGTCCGCACAGAATGCGGCGGGACAGACGAAAAGCCTGCTCACCAATGCGTTCAGCTCGGCGGAGGACGCTGTAGCCAGTTTCGCCATCAACGGCAAATTTTCGTTTTCTAACTTCACCAAATCGGTGTTGGCGGATATGGCGAAGATCGCCGCTCGACAGGCTACTTCGCAAGGGCTCAGCGCTCTTTTTGGTCTCGCTGCCTCGGCGGCTGGTTCGTACTTCGGTGGTGGCGGTGGCAATGGATTGGCCGCTGGATCTGCAGGTGCAGTGTCTTCAGATCTCGGAGCGTCGCAGGCCGGCTACACGGGGTTTGATCTCTCCGGATATCGGGCTGCTGGCGGGCCTGTTGCGCCGAACTCTCTGTACGAAGTCAACGAACTGGGGCCGGAGCTCTACAACGAGGGCGGCCGTTCGTTCCTGATGACCGGTGCCAACGGCGGTAGCGTCACGCCGCTGACCACCGGCGGCGGGCCTGCGCTGGCCGCAATGTCCGGCGGTGGCGGTAACACTTACAACTTCCCGGTCGCGGTCTCGGTGCAGACATCTGGGAGCGACGGGTCGGGTGTTTCGCACGAGACAACCAACCAGCTTGGCAAGAGCATCCAGCAGGCCGCAAAAACCGAAGCTGAAACTGCGATTGCTCGAGCGCTGCAGCCGGGCGGCTCGATCTGGCGTCTGACAAATGGGAGGGGCTGATGGCCATTGAGAAATTCACCTGGCCAACCGAGCGCGGCGAAACACCCGCTATCACTTATCGGGTGCGCACCTCGAAGTTTGGCAACGGCTACGCGCAGAACGTCGGCGACGGCCCGAACAATAAAGAGGATTCGTATCCGATCACTTTCGCAGGCCAGAAGGCCAAGGTGCTGGAGATCATGGCGTTCCTCGACCGGCATGCCGGAGCAAAGGCGTTTCTATGGACAACGCCACTCGGCGAGCTCGGTCTGTTCACCTGTAAAAATCTAGCTCCCACACCAATGGGCGGCGGCGTCTTCAAACTCACCGCTACGTTCGAGCGGGCATTCCAACCATAAGGGGCAATCATGCCGCTGATCAGTGACATCCAGGTGCTTGAGCCTGGCAGCGAAGTGCTGCTCTTTGAATTGGACGGCACGGAATACGGCGCGGACGTTTTGCGCTTCCACGGGCACGCGATACCGCACACGGCGGCCGAACTGATCGCCGCTGGCGACAATGCCGATCAATTACCCGCGAAGGCAATCTACTGGCAGGGCAACGAGTACAGCGCCTGGCCGATGCAGATCGACGGCATAGAGGCGAACGGCGACGGCACGGTGGTCCGGCCGACATTGTCGGTGGGCAACGTAAACGGGCGCATCACTGCGCTCTGTCTGGCATTCGAGGATCTACTCGAGTTCAAGCTGACGATGCGGCACACGCTTGGCAGCTACCTCGATGCGGGGAACTTCCCGGCCGGCAATCCGACAGCAGATCCAACCCAAGAGACGATCGAGGTCTGGTACATCGACCAGAAAACGAACGAGGACGGGGAGAATGTCAGTTGGGAGCTGGCCAGCCCGGGCGACGTAGGTAACGAATCCATCGGCCGGCAGGCCACGACGCTGTGCCACTGGTGCCTCACTGGTGGTTATCGTGGGCCGAACTGCGGATACACCGGGCCATACGTCACGAAGGACGGTGTTGTAACTGATAACCCCGAGCTGGACGAGTGCGACGCCACACTGGGCAAAGGCTGCATCCCACGCTTCGGCGAGGGCAACCCGCTGCCCTTCGGCGGTTTCCCGGCCGTTTCGCTGATCGCACGGAGCTGATATGCGCAAACACATACTGAACGCGATCCAGGCGCACGCGGCGGCCGAGTACCCGAAAGAGTGCTGCGGGCTTTTGCTGGCGATCGGACGCAAGCAGCAATACTTCCCTTGCATCAATGTCTCGACGGAGCCGAACGAAGAGTTCCGAATCGACCCGGAGGAATACGCGGCAGCCGAGGACATCGGCGAGGTGATCGGCGTTGTGCACTCGCATCCGGACGCCACCAGCAGGCCGTCACCGCGTGACCTCGCCATGTGCGAAGCAACCGCCATGCCCTGGCACATCCTGAGCTGGCCCGAGGGCGATCTGCGCACCATCGTGCCGACCGGCGAAGTACCACTGCTGAAACGGCCATTCGTGCACGGCGCCTGGGACTGCTGGCAGGTCTGCGCCGATTGGTACAAACGCGAGTGGGGGCTGGAGTTCGAAGCGTTCAAGCGCGCCGACGGCTGGTGGGAGAGCAAGGACAACACCAGCCTGTACGAGGCGAACTACGAGGCGGCCGGGTTCTACCGGGTCGACCGGCCGCAGCGCGGCGACATGATCGTCATGGAGGTGGGTCGGACGGTTTACCCGAACCACGCGGGGATCTTCCTCGGCGCCGATCCGGCACTGCCTGGCGAGGATGCCGCGACGTTCGGCCCCGGGCCGTTCCTGCTGCATCACCTGTATGGCAAACCGTCAGAGGTCATTGTCTTCGGCGGGCCTTGGCTCGACCGGACACGCTTGATTCTTAGGCACAGGGACGCACAAATTACCACTTGATGCGGCATGGCCGCCGGAGATTTATATGCAACAAAGCTACGCGATGACTATACAAAACCTGTTCACGATCGACGAAGGAGTCTTGTCTGGAGGAGTCGCGGAAATTGCGATCCTTGATGGCTCACTCGAAGTAGACCGAGTTAAGCTTTCAGGGAAGGTTGGCCCCGGTGAAAGTGTTTATCGCCGCGAGTACATAGGCAAGCCGGGGTTGAGGGCCGAGCTTCTGACAGAAGTTGGTCAGATCACATTTACGGCGATCTGACCTCGAAAGTTAGCCGCGCGGCTCTTCCTCTCTGATGAATTCATCTGTGCCTGGAAGGTGGAAGATGTAGCTGACTTTGTAGCCCTCTCCCATGGTCCGCGCTCTTGCCTCTGCATCAGCTTTTGTGGGGAATGCTCCTACCATGATGTTTGGCTCGTCACGCACCACACCCCATGTGTAGATCCAATCCTTTTTGCTCTGGGCATATTCTTCGTTGCTCACTTCGACCTCCAGGTCATAAACGCGCCGAGATTGGCGCAATCCCAGTCCTTGGGCTTGCAGGCAAAGGACTGGGGAATCCGTTGCGTGAGGGCAGGAGGCTACTATCGGAGGTCGGCGGGGCGTTACTGGCATTCCGTCCACCCTGGATGAGTAGACAGCCTTGTCTTAAAAAATCATATCAGTATGCTGGCTAAAGGATGGCGCGGTGAACGATAGGAATTACGGATATGGGTTTTTTTAGTTTCATCGAAGCGATTGGTAACGGTCTGGATTCAGCCCTTCGAAGCGCTATCTCCGTAGGCGATGACGTAGTTGGAGTCGTTGGCAATGGGGCACAAGCGGTTGAAGATAGTATTAAGGAAAATCCTGTTGCTGCTGTGACGGTAGCCGCTATTGCGACAGGGGGCCTGGCGTTTGTCGCCGCGCCCGCGATTGCGACTGCGATTGGCAGCACGGGACTTCTTGGCGCTGCAAGCACTGGCACTGCCATTAGCACGCTGACAGGCGCCGCAGCTACGAATGCATCACTGGCTGCGCTGGGTGGCGGTGCACTTGCTGCCGGCGGTGGTGGCATGGCTGCCGGAGCCGTAGTAGTTGCGGGTACAGGCGCCGCAGTGGGCGGAGGAGCTGCGCTAGCCGTCAGCTAATTGGCATATGCATTCGTTAAGTGCCCGGCCCAGCGCCGGGCTTTTTCATTTCCGTCCGACCCGGTACCATCGTGGATTCTCTGCCGATAGGAGTGACCTGAGATGCGTGTCCATTCATCTCAACACAAATCCTCGCTCTCAGCTTGGGCATCGGAGCCGTCAAACAGCTCAAGAAGCATCTGATCATGGGCCTTCTGAGAAGCTGAGTAGAGCATGCATCGGTCTAGAAGGATTGTCTTCATTCTGCGAGCCGAGCCCATGTGCTTGGGGTCGACTGAGATCGTCGCAGTCTTGCCGCTCCGGGTATCGGTGACTTGCAGGTTGTAACTTCCAATCAAGCCGTCATCCCGCTTGGTGTGTCCGAGGCATTTGAATGAGAGAGTGGGCTCTGTCATACCATTCCATATTGATTGAAGGCCCAGCGCAGCGCTGGGCATTTTCGTTTCTGATACGCATGAAAAAATACGAATCAGACTTGAGTTAGTAGAGGCGACGATCACGCCGCTTGATGCGACTCCGATACTTCAGCATTTCGTCCACTCTTGTTGACGTTACCAGCCAAGCGAGTTCAAAAATTAGAAGCGGGATGCCTGTCAGTGAGGCATAGAGAATTGCCAAAATGTAGTTCTTTTGAGTCACGGGCGGGGCAAATCCGAAGCTCAACACACATCCCGCTGCGTTCAAAATGAACAGCGTTAGCATGGCGTAACTCAGCGCGATCTCCCGGTTAATCTTTGCGCTGTCGAATCTAGCGGCCTTGATACGTTTTAAGTCCTTAAGCTTCCGGCCTCGGAAAAAAGATCGAATGCGGCCCTTAGCTCCGGCGAGCATAGCGTGAACCGCACTGTGCGATGAGCGATACAAAAATTGAAGTAGAAACCCTGTGAGCGCGGATACAGCACTGCTTATCCAAAATTGAGGGTTTGTTGTCCATTCTTCCATGAGTGCTTCCGCTGGTTGTAGGGTTTTCAATTGGCTTGGGGTAGGTTCGAGATGCTGCACGGTCAATGCTACAGTACGCACCATTTCCACAGGAGTGACCTGCATGAAATTGATCGTAGGAGCGGTGGCGGTAGCGCTGTTGGCGGGGTGCTCAACCCCAAGTGATTTGAAAAAGAATCCTCCGTCCATTAGCGCAAGCTCAAAGAAGTCTCCGAAGCAATATGCTCTGTGTGTTCTCCCTAAATGGCAGGAGTCCCGCTCAGCATCGACTATGTCTGAAACCGAGAACGGCTACCGCTTGATCGTGGCTACAGATATTTCGGCTGATGAAGTGCTTGAGGTAATCAGCATCGGTTCGGGAAGCAATGTGTCTCTCTACCAGAGAATGCCATGGGCAAAAATGGTGGGACGAGGAGCGATCGAGGACGCAGTCCGAGACTGTTTGTGACACGCTTAAATTAAACAAGCCGCCAAATGGCGGTTTTTTTTCGTCAGGAGTAAATGCGTGATGTCGGCGACAGCTTCGAATCCATTGATGACTACGATTCTTCTCTCTGGGCCATTGGCGAGAGTATTCGGTCGCGTGCATCTGCGGGAGCTCAACAGCAAATCTGTAGGTGAGGCATTTCAGGCCTTGAAATGCACGATTGAAGGGTTTGAAGGCGCGATAAAAGATTTGGATCGTCGCGGAATGCGGTTTGCAATTTTCCGGAACCGGAAGAATGTTGGTGAGAAGGACTTTACGCTGGGTGGCGCTCAAGAGATTCGGATCGTTCCGGTGATCTCGGGTAGCAAGCGAGCGGGCGTCCTTCAAACGATCATCGGCGTCGTGCTTATCGCCGCGTCGTTCTTTGCTGGCGGCGCTGGGCCTTCGCTGTTCTCGGCCGGTCTCGCAATGACTGCTGGCGGTGTAATCCAAATGCTCAGCCCCCAAGCCTCAGGCCTGAAGCAAAGCGCATCCCCCGAAAACTCGCCGTCCTACGCCTTCGGTAGCGCCAAGAACACCACGGCCAGCGGCAACCCGGTACCGATCTGCATTGGCGAGCGCCGTTGGGGCGGGATGATCATTTCTGCGTCGATCCTAGCTGAAGACAGAGTTTGACATAACTACTTATGGTCGGAGATCTTTGCATCTTTCTCAGGGAGGAAGCTATGAGCAGCGATGTGTTGATCTATCGATACAGTCCTGGTTTTCCGTGGAGTAAGAGGGCAGGAGTCGACATTCCCGTGCCTTGTAACGAGCCAGATGAAAGCGTTTTAGCAATCAAGTACGTCTTTTGGCCACATGAAAAATCAGATGGTGGCGCTTTTGACTCTGGAGGCTTGGTGTTTGAGGTGTGCGGCTGGTTCAAAACAATAAATCCTGAGGGCGAGGCTAGCTGGCGTTTGAGTTTCAGCAGGGCGGTAGAGGCACCCGCAACTGTAGGCGGGTTGTTTTTGAAGAGAGATATCAATAACGCCGGCAGTGTGAATAATCTTTTTTCACAAAATACAGTCTTTGATGTAAAGGGTTTTCCGGCAGAGTCTGTAAACGAAACCTATTTATCAATTGATACGGCCAAGAAGGGAATGTCGCTTTTCTACGGTATTAGGGCCGAGTTTATTACTGTGAGGATCGAGCAGTAATTGCTTAATGACTTTGCACCCGCTTCGGCGGGTTTTTTTATGCCTGGAGGAAAGCATGGGCGCAGCGGAACAGATGGAAATCCATGGCGAGAAGGGCGGCAGCAGCAAGCCTAAATCGCCGACCGAAGCCAGCGACAGCCTGCGCTCGACCAACTTGGCAAAGCTACTTATCGCAGTGGGCGAGGGTGAGTTCGACAGTGTCCCGACCGATTACGACATCTACTTGGACAACACGCCGATCCGCGATGCCAGCGGCAACTACAACTTCCCGAACGTGAAGTGGGACTGGCGCCCGGGCTCGGTGGATCAGATGTACATCCCTGGCATTCCGGCGGTAGAGAACGAGACGTCGCTGAACATTGAGCTGCGCAGCGATTCTGCGTGGGTGCGCTCGATCACCAATACCCAGCTTTCCGCCGTGCGCATGCGTTTGGCTTGGCCAGCGCTGCAGAGGTCTGATGACCGCGGTAATGTCGGCGGTTACCGCATCGAATACGCGATCGACGTGGCCACCGATGGCGGCGCCTATCAGCAGGTGCTGGTGGATGCAGTCGACGGCAAGACCACCACGCGCTACGAGCGCTCGCGCCGCATCGATTTGCCAGACGCCGCCACTGGCTGGCAGATCCGCGTACGCCGCCTCACGCCAAACCAGAACACCAACAAGATCGCCGACACCATGCTGGTGGCCGGTTACACCGAAGTCATCGACGCCAAGCTGCGCTATCCGAACACCGCGCTGCTTTACATCGAGTTCGACGCCGAGCAGTTCACCAACATCCCGGCGGTGACCGTGAAGTGCAAGGCGCGGCGCTGGATGGTGCCGAGCAACTACGACCCGATCCTTCGCACCTACACCGGGACGTGGGACGGCTCGATGAAATCGGCCTGGACCAATAACCCGGCGTGGATCACCTACGGTATCTGTACTGAAGAGCGCTTCGGCCTGGGCAAGCGCATCAAGCCGTTTATGGTCGACAAGTGGGAGCTGTACCGCATTGCCCAATATTGCGACCAGTTGGTGCCGAACGGACTGGGCGGCCAGGAACCGCGCTTTCTCTGTGATATGAACCTGCAGGGCAAGGCTGATGCCTGGTCGCTGCTGCGTGATATCTCGGCGATTTACCGGGGCATGACGTACTGGGCGCAAGGTCAACTGGTGATGCAGGCAGACATGCCGCGCGCGCAGGACTTCGACTACGTCTTCACCCGGGCAAACGTCATCGACGGCAAGTTCTCCTATGGCAGCGCCTCGGCGAAAACCCGTTACACCCGAGCGCTGGTCAGCTACGACAATCCGGCGAACAACTACGACACCGACGTGATTCCGTTCGCAGACCTGGATCTGCAACGCCGCTACGGCGACCGCCCGACAGAGCTGAGCGCCATTGGCTGCACCCGCGCATCCGAGGCCCAGCGGCGTGGCAAGTGGGCGATCCTCAGCAACAACCAAGACCGCACCGTTTCGTTCAAGACTGGTCTGGAAGGAGTGATCCCACTGCCGGGCCATATCATCCCGGTGGCGGATTCGCTGCTGGCTGGTCGTGAAGTGGGCGGCCGAATCTCGGCGGTGGCGGGGCGGGTGATCACGCTCGATCGCGACACCCAGGCTAAGGCCGGTGATCGTCTGATCATCAACCTGCCGGGCGGACGCGCCGAAGGTCGCACCGTGCAGAGTGCCAGCGGCCGCGCCTTGACCGTCACGGTCGCCTACAGCGAACCGCCGGTGGCGCAGTTGCAATGGGCGCTCGACGCCGATGACCTGGCCATTCCGTTGTATCGCGTACTGCGCACCAAGCGCACCACCGAGGGCGATTACGAAATCAGCGCGCTCCAGTTCGAGCCGAGTAAGTTCGCATTCATCGACACCGGCGCACGCCTGGAAGAACGCCCGATCAGCGTGATCCCGATCACTGTTGTTCCGGCGCCGGCGAGCGTTTCGCTGTCGTCGACTTCATCGGTTGTGCAGGGGCTGGCCGTGGCCACCATGACCATCAGCTGGCCCGCCGTGGATGGCGCGGTCGGCTATGACGTGGAGTGGCGCAAGGACAGCGGCAACTGGATCAAGCTGCAGCGCACCGGCATGACCAACGTGGACGTCGTCGGCATCTACGCTGGCGCTTATGTGGCCCGGGTTCGCGCGGTGAGCGCGTTCGACATCACGTCGCCGTGGCGAAACTCGATCCTGACCAACCTCAGCGGTAAACAGGCGCTGCCCCCGGCGCTGGCGTTCTTGACCGCGACGCCGCTGCTGTTTGGCATCTATCTCAAGTGGGGTTTCCCTGCTGGCGCCGAGGACAGCCAGCGCACGGAGATCTGGTACGGGCCGACGACTGATCTAGAAGCCGCAACCAAGCTGACAGACCTGGCCTATCCGCAAAGTGATTTCTCCATGCTCGGCCTGCGCGCCGGCGTGACCTTCTACTTCTGGGGGCGAATCGTCGACAAGATCGGCAACATCGGGCCGTGGTATCCGATCGGCCTCGGTGTGCAGGGGCAATCCAGCTCCGATGCTGCTGCCATTCTGGAGATGATCGCCGGGCAGATCACGGAAACAGAGCTTGGCCAGGACCTTCGAGACGAGATCGACAAAATCCCAGGCTTGCAGGCGCAGATCGATGCGCTTGACGGATTGAAGGGGTACGACCCCGAAGCCACCTACGAAGAGTACGACCTGGTGGTGCAGGGAAAGCGGATCTACCAGGCCACCGGCCCTGTCCCGCTCAACATGCCGCCGCCGAACCCGCTGTACTGGCTCGACGTTGGGCAGACCGTTGAAAGTGCAAACGGCCTGGCCCAGCAAGTGGCGACCAACACCGCCGAGATCATCGAGATCGACGGCGTTGTTACTGCCCAGGCAACGGCCTTCGAAGCCCTTCGCGCCTCTTACCGAGACGATGACGGCGCTGGCGATCTCGCGGACGCGATCAAAAGCTACACCAGCACCGCTTCGCTTGCGTCCGAATCGAAGGTTCGAGCCTCTGAGAACGAGGCAATGGCAAGGCGCGTAACGACCTTCGACGCAAAAATCGGAGAGAACGCGGCGAACATCACCGAGCTTGAAGAAGTGGTGGTCACCAACCAGCAGGCCTCTGTGCAGCAGATCACTCAGCTGAGTACGACCGTCGGCAGTCAGCAAACAGCAATCGAGCAAAATACTTCGATCGTCAACGACGTGAACGGGAAGATATCGGCCAGTTGGTCGGTGAAGATGCAATACAACTCCGGCACGGGCCAGTACATCGCTGCCGGTATCGGGCTTGGTATTGAAAACGGGCCAGCAGGATTGCAGAGCCAGCTCCTGGTGAGTGCCGACCGTTTCGCCATCGTCAACACCATCGCCGGCGGTGCCATCGCGGTTCCGTTCGCCGTACAAGGCGGGCAGGTGTTCATGAACTCGGCGTTCATCCAGGACGGAACGATCACCAACGCGAAGATCGGTAGCTATATCAGCTCGACCAACTACATCGCCGGCCAGCAAGGCTGGATCCTGAACAAAGACGGCACGCTTGAAATAAACGGCATTGTTCCGGGGCAGGGGCGTCTGGTGATCAACTCACTGAACGTCTCGGTCTACGACGCCAATAACGTCTTGCGTGTTCGTCTCGGCTATCTGGGGTAATCAATGGCGCTATTTGGACTGCGCGTCTTTAACGAGAGTGGTCAGCTCGCTATGGACACCAACAGCTTTACCTACCAGGTGCTCTGGCAGGGCGTCATCGATTTCAGTGGGGCTGCGCCCAGCTACACGCTGAATATTCCCGGCTTCAACCCGGCCAACTGCGTGTTCATGATCATCCCGACGAGGGTGCAGGATGTGCAGCCATCCGAGACGGACGGCAGCGCTAACCAAAAATCCTATCCATTCGTCACCACTGCGGTAGGCCAGGTTGTTGTGCTCAAGAAAAACCCATCAGCGAGCTCTTCCACAATTGGGTCAACGGTAGTGGCCAAGGCTTACGCGATTAGGTATGGGACATGAGTTACGGTTTTCAGAGCATCAATGACAACGCTTTCGTGCAAATCGACTCGGAGGCTCCACGGCTTTGTATGTTGACACGCGGATCGTATTCAGGGACGGCTAACGCCACGGCGACATTTCCTCGCGCAGTAACTAGCCAAGATCCGCCGCTTGTTTTCATTCGACCGGATCAGACGGGAGTAATTCAGGTTCCGTATTCGGTCTGGTTCACCGGAGGGCCGGGCAACTGGACGGGGTTTTCGATGAGCGCCTCAAAGGTCAACGAGTCGCTGAGCGGTCAGTATTTCGTTGCGGCATGGGCGTCGATGGGCACCGCCTCGTACGGTCTTCGCTTATGGGATCAGAACGGTGCGCTTTGCTACGACAGCGGCGCGCCGGCGGTCATCGTGACATTCGCGGCGGGAGACTGGACGTATATAGGGACAGAGCAACTGAGTGTTGGTCGTAGATATATCTGGGGCATCAACAAAGTGCTTGGAGCTGGGGAGTACGTATCAATAAACCCTTTCACTATGTCCTGTCATAGCGAAGGTTCCGGCGGTAGTTGTGCGATCGGCGTCGATTACGCCAACGGTCGAATCATGATGTACAGCCTCGCTTTCACTGCGTGGACCAATCAGGGCCACCGCCCGTTTCTCTGCGCCAAATTGCTGGCCTGAACCTTTCATTTCTGGAGATACACAATGCCCTGGTACAAGACGGGAACGGTCTCTGTCACCCAAAATTCCAACGCGGTGATCGGCACGGGCACTGCTTTTATTGCAAACAGCCGAGTCGGCGATGGCTGGCGAGGCCCGGACGGTCGCTGGTATGAGGTGACCAACATCGCCAGCAATACCGCGCTGTCGATCTCTCCGAACTACGAAGGCCCGACAGTGGCTGGCGGCTTCTACGCCATCATGCCGGTGCAGGGATACCAGAAGGATCTTTCCGATCAGGTCCGCGCAATCCTCAATGACTACGGCGATAAACTGGCAGCACTCGGGACTACCGGCAATTACGAAATCCTTCCGCTGACCAAGGGCGGTACCGGGGCTACTGATCTTGCAAGCGCGCGCGAGGCGCTTCAGATTGATGACGTGCAGCCCATCAGCAAAGGCGGTACTGAGTCGAATACCGTCGCCGGCGCCAGGGCTAAGCTTCAAGTTGGGCCGCGCCGCAACCTAATCATGAATCCGCTCTTTAACGTCAATCAACGTCTTTACGGCGCCGAGGCGACCACGGCCGCCGGTCAATACACGTTCGACCGGTGGCGAATTGTCACCTCTGGGCAAAGCCTTCCATACCAGGTCAACAAGAATGGCCGCACAGTTAATCCTCCTGCTGGTGGACTTGAGCAGGTAGTGGAAGGCAGCTTTCTCAATGGAGGGACCTACACGCTTTCATGGGAAGGAACTGCTACGGCAACGATCAATAACACAGCCATTGCTAATGGGGCGCAAATTGCGCTGGCCGCGGGCGCGAATGCCATTGTTAAATTCACAGGCGGTTATCTGTTTTATCCGAAGCTTGAACTGGGCAGCCTACCAACCGGATACGACGATAGAAGTTACGGTGAGGAGCTAACACTTTGTCAGCGATACTACGAGAAGTCGTATCCCTTTGATGCGAAACCTGGGTCGATTTCTGGAGTTGCCAGTCCAAACGCCTCAAACGGTATGACATTTTCCTGCTCAGGATCTGGCACCAGAGCAATGGGGCGAACCAAATTTTCGGTTGAGAAGCGAGCTGTTCCCAGCGTTCGGTATTGGGATCAAGCGGGAAATCCAAGTTCGTTCTCCGCGGGCAACTTCGACGGCACTATCCAAACGAATGGATTCACTGGCGACTCATTTCGAACCGTTCAGGCGAGCTCCTCCTATATCTGGGGACACTGCGCCAGAAACGCGGGGGATACATTCTTTTGTCATTGGGAGGCGTCGGCAGAGCTATGAAATACAAACAATCGGAGGGTGACAGCGTCACCACGGACACTGGCCTCTGGATTCCAGCAGATCCAGAAAATACGGACTGGCAGGCATATCAGCAATGGATTGGCGAAGGGAATCTGCCCGATCCGAGGTTCAGCGAGGACGAGTTGAAAGCTCAGAAGCTTATTCAGGCTTCACTTGAGGTTTCGCGGCTGCGTGCAATCGCAGATTACAACATCAAGCCTTTGCAGGATGCGGTGGATATTGATGAGGCTGGTGCCGAAGTCTTGGCTGGTCTGAGGCTCTGGAAAAAATACCGAGTCGCTCTCAGTAAGGTCGAAGCGCAAATGGGGTATCCGATGACGATTGAGTGGCCTGCCTCACCACCGGAAGCCAAGCCAAACGCCGATCAAGATTAACCGGCTCTGTAACTTCAATAACCAACCGCGTATTGGGCATCCGGCTTAGGCTGCCCAATACAGCTTTGTTAGCTATTTGAGAAATAATAATTTCTTGATGGAATCAGTAAGGCTAAGGCCTTGGTGTATATAGAATGTGTTTGTTGTTGGCCCATTCATCGGCAATAACTTGTTTTCATCGTGATCATAACGTCGTGCAACATATCCCAATGATTTCATGATTGTGGATACGTTGTGCCAATCTGAGTTTTCTACCATTATTATTGGCTTCGAGCGCTCGATTGTTCTTTTTAATCCGCGAAGAACCATCGACTCGGCGCCTTCGACGTCAACCTTAATTAGGTCGGGAGATAATTTTAAATCATCACCAACCCTCAAGTCGCATTTGACCTTCTCCAGCCTTGTAAGCCCGCCGCGCTCCAAGAATTTTTGCTTGACCCAAGGTAGTTCGTAGTATGAGTCTGTTATAGAAGCCTCTTCTATGAAGGCCTCTTCGTTTGAATATGGTATGTTTAAATAAAAGCTGCCCCCTTTATCGGCTAGGCCGTAGGGGTTTATTTCTATGTTTCCGGGTACTTCGCTCGCCAGGCTATTTAGTTCGTCTATAAGTATGGGGTTTGCTTCATACGAGTGAATGGTCGCGTCTGGAAAAAGTATTCGGAAGGATATAATGCTTTGGCCAAGATTTGCACCTATGTCGAGTATTGTGTTGATGCGTCTTGAGCCTATTGTGAAACCATAAAAATCAGTGTCATGAACTTCTTTGGTTTTCCATCGTTGCATCACTGCTTCTGATAAGTGCTTTAGTTCCATGAGCGACTCAATCCTATTTTATTTAACAGAATAAACCTCAGAGCGCCACTGTACGTCTAATCCTTCCTGGAGAAAAGAATGTCTATCACATCGCAGCAGCTGCTGCAGATCCTCCCGAACGCCGGCCAACGAGCCGGCGTTTTTGCACCTGTCCTAAATACGGCGATGCAGCGGTACCAAATCGTTGGCAACAAACGCACCCCCGCGTTCATTGCTCAGATTGGCCATGAGTCGGGCCAGCTTCGTTACGTCCGCGAGATTTGGGGGCCAACCGTCGCCCAGCATGGGTATGAGGGGCGCGAAGACTTAGGCAACACCGTGGCCGGCGATGGCAGGAAGTATTGTGGGCGCGGCCTAATCCAGATCACCGGCCGGGCAAACTACGCCAAGTGCGGCGAGGCGCTTGGCCTCGACCTGATCAGCCATCCCGAGCTGCTCGAGCTGCCGCAGCATGCCGCGATGTCGGCGGCATGGTTCTGGAAGCAGAAGGGGCTGAACGATTTGGCCGATCGGAACGAGTTCAACACCATCACTCGACGGATCAACGGCGGGCTGAACGGATTGGCGGATCGGCTGGCGCTGTGGGAGAAGGCCCGGGCGGTGCTGGCATGACCGTCCCATGGCGATTGCTCGGCCTGTTGGCGCTGGTTCTCGCCGGCTTCGGCGCCGCTTGGCAGTTTCAGGACTGGCGCTACGGCCAGCAACTGGCAGAGCAGGCGCGGCTGCACGCCGAAACCCTCAATCAACTGACACAGGTGGCAGCCACCGCGCAGCAGGCCGAGCAGGACAAACGCCTCGCGCTCGAGCTGCGCCTGGCGGCCAGCGAGCAAACCCACTTCAGGAAAATGACTGATGCTCAACGTGACCAAGATCGCCTGCGCGATCGCCTTGCCACTTCTGATCTGCGGTTGTCAGTCCTTCTCGACGCCAGCGACGCTGCCCCAGGCTGCAGCATGCCAGCCGCCACCGGCGCCAGCGGCGTGGATCATGCAACCGTACGCGCCCGACTTGACCTGGCGCATGCTCAACGAATTATCGCCATCACCGACACCGGCGACCGTGGACTGATCGCTTTGCAAGCGTGTCAGGCATACGTGAAAAATCTGCAGCAGTGATGGCGCCGCGCCATTCTTGCGAGGTCGCAAGCCGTGAACCATCATTTAAACTCGGACGGGATGAATGGTGAACATGGACAAGCAACTGGCGGGCTACTCAATTTTGATGACGATTATTTGGGTTTCAGTCGTTCTTTCCGTCATGTATTGGATGTCGTAGTGAAGGTAATAGGTGGCTGAATTGGAAGGCGTGGTGCTGAGCGAGAAGATGCAGAGAGAAGCAGATCGGCTGCTGGCCCAGATTGTCCGGGCTGATTCGATGATTATCGCTGTGAAGGCGGGAGCGCGGGCCGATGGCTTTGTGCTTGGACTGGAAACCGGAGGCGTTTTGCGCACCGGTGATGCTGAACGGCTGTACATCATTTTTGAAGCGGCGCTGGTGGAGCGCCTGAAGACTCTGGCACGGAGCTGATCATCCGACCGGGTTGATCAGGTCCGGACCTTGGTTGCGGACATTCCCCACCGCCCGGTCAACCTTGAACCACTCAAAAACTTCTGTCGGCTCGCCCTGGTGCAGCACCATCTGTTCGGCGCGCTCTTTCGGCGTGGCCGGATCCAGCCATTCACGTGCAAGTTCAGGCGCTAGCGCTACCGGCCGCCGATCATGGATGTCGACCATCCCCCCGGCACTATCTGCGGTGATAATCACGAAGCCGTCGTGTTCGCTGGGAACATGCTCGTTATTCGGGTATTGGCCGATTGCGGCGCATAGAATGGGTGAGCCATCCCGGTGCCGGATCAGGTAGGGCTGCTTTTTCGGGCCACCTTCGTCAACCCACTCGAACCAGTTGTTGATCGCGATGATCGCACGGTGCGGCCAAATCGCACGGAAGAACGGCCCGTGGGCAACTTTCTCTACGCGGGCGTTGATTGGTGCCGCACGGTCGTTGGCCCAGTGCGGGCGCCACCCCCACCGCACCATATCGGCGTGGAGGAACTCACCCTCTTGGTGAAACAGCGCCAGCTGAGACGTAGGCGCCGCGTTATAGCGCTCCAGTGGTTGTTCGTTGACAGTGCTGATCAAGGCGTTCGGCATGCTGAGCGCCTCCACGAAGTCATGAATGCCACTGTACTGGGTAAGTCGTCCGCACATTGCCAGTTCCTCGCATCGATCTTTCACCGTAGACCCGTTGGCACCGACTTCGTCACAAAACCTTTTCCTGCGCAGGTCGGACAATCCTCACGGGCATCAAAGCGATCGAGGCAGGCGGGGCACATGCAGAAGGCTGCCGACTCAATGTGCGGCCGCACCTTTTCAAAGGTGCGCAGATCCCGTTCTTCATGCGCGACTTGCGCTGCATCTATAAGCGCCCGGTAAACATCAGCATCGGAAATTGGGCGGTGCGTCACGCCGGCGATCATCCGTTCGGTCTCTACCAACTGATATCGGCGACCATTCATTTCCAGCACCAAGCCTGAAATCTGTCCAATCTTCGGAGAAAGACCCAGAGTCAACCGAACACCATCCGCATCAGAGTAGACCTTGCCGTCGTAGGCGAAGGAAGCGCCGCGTGGTTCATCACTTTCGAAGTTGAAGATTGACCGGCTGATCGTGCCCAGCAGGTCACCGTTGTCGATCTGAACGACATCATAGGTAGAGGCGCCGCGGTAGTGCCCGGGGGAGTTCTGCAGCTCCTCGACGGCGTGCCAGTACCCGGCGTCTGCCATTTCGTTCATGTCGAACTGCTCAAGCTGGTCGATCAGTCCCTCCTCGCGGAGCGTGGCTGTCATCTCATGAAGAGTTGCCCGGTGGCCTTCCGGGTTTTGCAGGCGGAAGTCCTGATCGTCGAGAGTCGTTCGCCATCGCTGGAGCCGTAGGGTTTTCGCTTGATCAAAATTCATGCTGCTAGATTCGCTGTACAGATGCTGTATATATGTACAGTAATTGAGGTGGCGCTAGCAGGCGAGGGGGAGGCGACGAGCTGCCTCAGTTATGACTTGGGCGCAGCCCGGTCAGCAGTGAACCTATGGAGATTGTCTGTTTCGTCAAGATCAAAGTATTTCATTAGCGTGTAATAGTTTGTTATCGCTCGGTTCAAAATATCAAAAGCCTCGGTTTTTGGATCGAAATGCACATCGTCGTCGCCTTCCTTATCTATGTGCTTGGTTCGGTTCCTTGCGTGGTTCATGAGACCTATGATGTCTTTGGGCTTTGTTTCTCCTTCTTCATCTAAAGACTGTGAAATTTTTACCGCAGCGGCATGCAGGCTATTGAATGAAGATTCATGACCCTCGCGCTCAACGTAGACCCCCATAATTTCCTCGGCCGCCCCCGCCAGATGTAGCGCCGCAAAATAAGAGTCCTCCTGGTAATACATGCTTAAGGATCGATCCAGCAGTTGGACCGCTACGGAAAGCTTTGGCGTAGGTTTTTTCATTCTTAGCCTCTAGGGCTACCCCCCTTTTGGCAGACGAGTTATTCCGGCGTCATCAACACGGCCAAGGTCATCTTGATGAATTCCTCGTTCTTGTCGATTGCCCAAAGGGCGCCCCGGACGTTGTCGGCGACATCGGCCGACCCGCGCTGCTCCACCCAATTCGATAATTCCATGATGGCGGCCTCCAGGGCGAGTTGATTTTCGTTGATCTTGAAGAGCAGGGAAGGGAGTAGGTCTGAGTTCGGCATTCTGGTTTCCTTGGCAGCCAAAGAACCAGCGTAGCACCGTGTTACATGAAGAGTGTTTTAACGATGGCAGGACGCCGGAGAGGGGGAAAACTCGGTCGAGTTATGGAACGCGTCCACAAAAGTTATGGAACGCATTCGGCTAGACGGAAATTTTTCAGGACGCCAGAAACGACAAAGCCCTGAATAATCAGGGCTTTGTCGGTACCAAATATGGCGGAGGCGATGGGATTCGAACTCATGGACCTGTTACAGTCGACGGTTTTCAAG